ATTGCTAAATCTCCCATAGGATTTAATTCTTACATGGTATCATTATCTGATGCCAATTTTTATGCCCCCAAAGAGATATACAGAAATCAAAGAACTGTGGACAATGTAAGGGCATTAAGACAACTATCAAGCGACAGACTTCATCAGGAAATGGTCGATCAACAATACATGAGATAACATGGAAAACTACAATTATTTGCCATTGTTTCACGTTATATTATTCGTAATTGGTTTAATGATTCTGGCAGTTTCTACTGGTAAAAAAGAAGAATAGGGGGTTAAATGACCGAAGAAATCAAAGACGTCAACAAAAAAATTGACGATGCCGAAGCAGCTGTTAAAAAGTATGCTAGTAAAGATACAGTTATTAGTATTGGAGGTTATGAATTTACTCCAGCCAAACTTATGGTTGCTGCAACACTAGTTTCTTCAATCCTTGGTGGATTGTACGGAGCTTTTGAGGTTTACAAAGATTACATTGGTATGAAAAAGAAAATTGCTGAGTATGTTGCTCCCGACCTTACTGAATTTGACAAACGGCTAGCTTTGATTGAAGAGAATGCTAGTAAAACTCAGAAAGCAGTTCAAGAAGGATCAGATAAAACCGCTGAGTATACTAGAGATATTAAGAATGATCTAAAAAATGATATTCGCAGAATAGAGAAAACAGTAGAGGAAGTAGAAAGAAGTAATAAGTCTCAACAACGTGAAATTGATAAAACTGTGACTGAGGTCAAGACTGAAGTAAGATCAATTCAGAAAGCAGCAGACGCCTCTCTAAATAGTGCAACCAAAGAAATTAATAGAATGGCTGCAGAAAACACTAAAGCTATAGCAGCAAACAATAAAGATATAGATGCAAAAATGAAGCGTCTTGAAAAAGATATGGATGACAAACTAAAGAAGGCATTGGACAACCCACTAGCAAATAAATGAGAAGACCTTTATTATTCGTAACTAGATAAGAGGTAATTATGGCTGAAGAAAAGAAACAACCAACAAGAAGTGAGCGCGAAGCTGCTATCAAAGACAAAGCTGGTTTTGTCATTGTGTTTTTAGCTGCTTTGCTTGCAATCAACACGATGATTGGAGGTAGCAACAGTAGCAAAATACAAAATAATACAATTCAAGCTAATAATATGTGGGCCTGGTATCAGGCTAAAAACGTTAGGGGTGTATTGTATGAGATAAGCGCCCAAGAAACTACAAAGCCAGAAAATAAAGAAAAGTTTTTAGCTGAAAAAGCTAGAATGGATGCTGATAAAAAAGAGATCATGGAAAAGGCCAAAGCTCTTGAGGCTGAACGTGATGCAGCAAAGTTAAAATCTCCATGGTTTACTTGGGGTGGTTCTATTTTACAAATTGCAATTGTTTTATTGACTGCAAGTATATTGGCTGCTAGCATGCCAATGTTTTATGTAAGTATTGTTGTTGGAGCTGTTGGTGCAGTAATAGTTAGTCAAGCATTGTGGATGTGGATTCCATGGTTAGGTTAGTATTATTAGCTTCTTTATTAATAGCAGGATGCCAAAGATACAAAAAAGTCTGAATAGTTATTATGATTTGTATGTTGCATTTTTTATTATAATGGTGTACAGTCCGTATTTCATTATCGGGAGTTTTCCCATTACAAAGGAGAAGTTATGAAATTGTTAATTACTTTGTTTGCTGCCATTGGTCTATCTTTGGCCCATGCACAAACACCACCTGCACCAAAAGGTAAACCAGCTACTGAAGCTGCTAAAGCAGCTGATGAAGCTCGTGTAGATAAGGCAAAGGAAGACGCAGCAAAGAAACCTGAACATAAGAAAGCAGAACCAAAGAAAGAAGCTCCAAAAGCAGAACCTAAAAAGGAAGAAGCTAAGAAATGAAGATAGAGATTGGTCCATACAGAGAGGATGAACCAAGTGAATCCTTTGAACGTAAGATCGAGGTATATATCGATGAGTACGACACATGGAGTATGGACCATACTCTAGCCTATATTATTGCTCCAATGTTAAAGCAGCTCAAAGCTACAAAACATGGAGCTCCTTATGTAGATGACGAGGATGTCCCAGAACATCTTCGTTCTACTGCAGCTAAACCCAAAGAAGATGAAAATGATACTGATGAGTTTCATTTCGATCGATGGGATTGGGTATTGGATGAAATGATATGGGCTTTTGAGCAACACAATGACGACGATGGCGATTCTAAATTCTTTGATCATACAGAATCAGAAAAATACCGTGAGCAACATGGTGATTCAGATGATTTCCACTTTAATGAAATGATTAGATTAATTAAAGTTGATCGAGATGGGTTAGATGCTTGGCATAGTCGTAAGAACAACGCATTTAAATTATTTGGAAAGTACTATCAATCATTATGGGACTAAGTGTATCAGTTGTGAGCGATTTTCCAGAAATTCCTTTTAATCCAGTTAAGTCTGTTAAAGATTTTCAAGAAGAAATCGATAAACTTGTCAAAAATAAAGGAATGGAGTATATTGAAGCAGTTGTATATTTTTGTGAGACTACCGGTCTAGAAATTGAGAGTGCTGCTTCGTTGATTAAGTCCAGTGCAAAAATGAAGGCAGTAATACAAAATGAAGCTGAACATTTGAATTACTTACCAAAAAGTGCAAGATTACCTATATCAGACAGTTAGCGAAAAACAAGCGTTTGAGGCATATAAATTATATGTCGCAATAAAGAATCACTTCACTTCACCAACATACGACTACTTTAAATATAATGGTCGAACAAAAGCTTCTTTTAAAACTTTTGAAAAGAGGTCAGATAAGTATTTTTTTTACAAACTAGCAAACAGGAAAGATAAAATTGAATATCTCGTTGCAAATTTTCTTGCCGACACTAATAACTGGATTGGCGATTTGGTTTGTAATGAAGAAGGGGAAAGAAGGTATCGAAGATTTATACGCTATAGGGATAGTATTTTTTATAACTTTGATCTCGATCTCAATAGGCTTTTGGAACGGTTTGATCACAATTTCATAGTGACTGAAGGACAACATCCACCTCTCTTCATTAAATACCTACAAAATGAAATTCATTTGGAAACACTTGTCATTTTGGATGATATGATCGGGTTTGCTAAACACTGGAACAAAAAAATTAACGATCCCGTGGTCTGGCCCCAAGTTGCAATGAAAGTCAAGAAATTGAAACCTTTTTTACATTACGATCAACAAAAGCTGAAAAAGTTGGTCGTTGACAAATTTTCTTAGGTTAACTAAGATAAATATTTACATAGACTATGTTTATGTGGATAACTCGATATATATTTTATACATTTAATACAAGGAAATACTATGGCATCTAGCATCCAAGAACTACGCAGAAACTCTGCTTCTGCGCTCAACAAGCTCACTGAAGAGCTTTCTAAGTTAAATTCAAACGCACCCCAAGAAGATGAACGATTCTGGAAGCCTACAGTAGACAAGGCTGGTAACGGGTTTGCAGTAATCCGTTTCTTACCTGCTCCTGCTGGTGAGGATGTTCCTTTTGTTCGTATTTGGGATCATGCGTTTAAAGGTCCTGGTGGTTGGTACATTGAGAAGTCATTGACAACTCTTGGGGAAGCTGATCCGGTTTCAGAGTATAATATGGAACTTTGGAATACTGGCCTCGAATCCAATAAGAAGATTGTACGTGATCAAAAACGTCGATTGTCTTTCGTTAGTAACATTTATATTGTCAAAGACACTGCTAACTCAGAAAATGAAGGTAAAGTATTTTTGTATCGCTATGGCAAGAAGATTTTTGATAAGCTCAATGCTGCAATGCATCCGGAGTTTGAGGATGAGAAACCCATGAACCCGTTTGATTTGTGGGAAGGTGCGAACTTTAAGCTAAAGATTCGCAAGGTAGAGGGTTATCAAAACTATGACAAGTCTGAGTTTGATACTCCAGGACCGTTATTAGCAGATGATGCTGCTCTTGAAAGGGTATGGAACCAGGAACATTCAATTCAACCTTTCTTAGCACGTTCAGAGTTCAAAACATACGACCAACTCAAAGCACGATTCTATAAAGTGCTCGGTCTTGACGGGTCTGCTCCTAAACCTATGACCACAGCGGACGACGATGTAGCTCCAGCTCCATCCCACAAAGCTCGTGCTGCTGTTGCTGCGGCAGCTCTTGCCACGACATCAGATGTGGGTGATGATGAAGAAGAT